ATTTACGTAGGAAATATTATCCCTACCTGCAAGACCAATACCTTTAATGACTTCATCTAAAACCATATTAGCAGGATCATCTGCACCAGTATAGATTACAATATTTTGTTTACCAAAGATAATCAGTTTATTTTCAATGGAGCCTAAACCAACTACTTCGTCATTACCCCAAACAGTCTTTAAGTCTACAATACCAGACGCACCACCACTAAGAGCTTCTCCAATTAAGTTATCGGAGTAGAATACCACACCAGGAGCCTCAGTAACACCACCGTACCACATACGTCCAAATTCACCTAAAGCACAGGACGGATCAAAAGTGGTAATCCCGGCAGGGGCAAGATAAGTCCCTAAGTCCTCCATATCGTACCAATTAGTACCGTCAAAGTTAACCACTTTATGACTACTCTGGACACCCCAGAATTCATCATTAAAGTTAACCCATTGCCAGTTCCCATTACTGATGGTCTGAGGAGTTCCTGAGAAGGCTTGAGAAGTTAAAGAATATGGAGTGACAGTTGTATCAAGCTTATAAATAGCATTTCCAGCACCAGCATAGTATTCCCTCGTTCTGTCTGCTTTGATATAACACCCTATAGATTTAATACTTGATCCAATGGTTTTAGAGACTTGTTTAATCCCTTTTCTAGACGAAATACGACCTTGGTAATCGAATACCACATTATCGGCAGCAGTCAACCACTCCGGCCCAAGAGTAGCATCTTGAGATTGAGTATTTAACCCTGCTGATCCAAGTCCACTAAGGACTATTGGTGTAATAGGTTTAGTCGGCATACCAAGTCGTTTCATTCACTGTACGGTTTTCATCCTGAGAAATAGCGTCTGAAAGTGCATTAGAGAACATAGAACTAGCTAAGTCAGTCATCGTACCCCCATCTTCACCCCGTTCTGCAATAGCCATACTATAGGCTCCTAATACAACAGGATGCTCAGGAACAGTCATAGTCTCAGTGGCAGTAGTTAAGTCATCCTGAGGCTGCACTGCATGGACCCTAATGTTATAGGCAGCGTCTGGAGTAGGCCAAAAGCTAATCTCATTATTCTTTAAACGATAATACATAGGTTGACCAGTTTGAGAGTCACCAATGTACGTAAAGCGATAGAAGTCTTTATCTGAAATATGTTTCAATTCAGAGTCATTTGTATCGTCTAAGACTTGCATAATACGAGATTTATAGTCTAAGTTACTCATAGTATAACTTACAGTCCCACTAGACGTAGCAACAGTCTCAACAGTACGTAATACACCCCAATCCCAAGCATTCTCAACTAAATGCTTAGATTGATTTACTAACTCACCAATAAGCTTCTGATAATCATCGACGTCTGATGAATCATTAATATCACCAGTCCAATCCGAAGTGATTGTATCTTCCCGAAGACGAGTCAGGACTTTGTTAATGATCTGTCTAAAAGCCATTATTTAGATACCCCTTTGAATTTCTCATACGTCCTCATACCACCTAATCCCAACATACCAAGCATAACTGTAAGTAAACTTTCCATATCAAAAGATAACTGAGGAGGAGTAAAATTTAAGTATAAACTTAAGACTTGCAAAAGTGGAAATAAAACATAATGCATAGCAAATGCAGAACCACAGGTCCATCCAATAAACGGTCTCCATCCAGCTACAAAAACAGTCCTATGGGCTGCTTCCTGTTTATTAACTTCCATCTGAGCTACATCAGCAGCTAATAAGTCTTTTCGTAATTCTTGTTCAGCTTTAATCTTTTCCTGAGGATCAGGAATAAACTTATTGATAATTTTTAAACCGGAAGCAATAGCGTCATCAATACCAAAAGCCATTACCTAAGCTCCCAATGTGGCATATCCCATTCCCATAAATCATAACCCCAGTGTAAATTAATTACCCCATGCTTTTCTGCGGCTGCATAGACCACTTCGGCTAACTCATGGAACCTTTGTAGGTTCTCCCAATCTATAGGGTAAGGTACAATATCAACAGCAAGAGAAGGATACTGGTTATGCTTAGACTTAGGAAAAGGGAGCTTTGACGCTCCAGTTTTGAAGAATTCATCTTGCTTCTCCTTAGTCCTATGTCCTTCAATAACACTGAAATCGTAGTGTTTAATGGCCTCATGTAGAACTAACTGGATATTAGGATGTACTGTCTCAAGACAGTCTAGTGATCTGTTTCCAAAACTAGGCATTATTTTTTCTTTCGTTTCTTAGGAAAACCGGCTTTCATGTTTGAGTAAGCTTTTTTGCTAATTGTACTTTTAGATTTTGGCCTAGAAATACCTAATTTTTTACGTTTATTAATATTAGCGTACAAACCTTGTTTTACCATTTTTTACAACTCCAGTATCGGGCTGAAAGTTTATTAGGTGGATTTGTATCACATTTGTGTCTAGCCCTAAAACTTTTTCTTCGTGCCGGTTGATCTTTTTTAATTGTCATATTTGGATCACCAAAACGGATTAATCGAATATCATTGCCATCTTTTGCTAACACAGCAAATTTTTTAGATTTTCCGGGTGTACGTTTAGGTTTATTATATCCCGAAAAAGTTTCATTTCTATACTTTATAGTCATTTCTTTTTAGCTTTTTTCTTTTGAGATTTTTTAGCTTTTTTAGCTGCTGCATAACCAGCTTTTGTATATGGATAATGTTTTCCTGCAACTTTAGGCATCTTATTTCTCCTTATGATCTTTGTATAAAACATACAAACGGCTACAAACAAGAATAAGTGTTACTACTGTTATACCAAATTGCGCCCATTCTTCAAAAATATGTAACCACCACGGCATTGTTAATGCTGGTGTTGCAATGGCTCCATCAATTATTAATTTTTCTTTCATACTTATTCTACTTTAGGATGTTTGCCATTGTGCATGGTAATTAATTTTGAGATATCTTTTTCAGCCCTGTCAATACGTGTAATAATATTAGACATTTCTCTGTGCCTTGCTGCTTCATTAGAAGGGTCCATCATCTTGGCAAGCACTCCAAGCTTTTGTGATTGCGTTTCAATTTGAGTATGACCTTTATCAAGTCGTTGATCAAATGTCCGATATCTAGCTTCTAAATCATGTAGCATTTCCACAATATTTTTAATTTGTGATTGCGCTACAGCCGCTGCTCCAGCAACACTAAAAATAATGCCACCGATTGTGACAACCAATCCAATGTCAATTGAGCCTTCCAATTTACCGTACTCTCATATTAGATTTAGGACCAAGCTTTTTTCTATGCTTTAGTCCTGCTGGTTTAGTCCGCCGCTTAATGACTTTGCGGTGACTCTTTTTGTTGCTGACTTTTTTAGCCATCACCTTGCCCTCGCTTGTTCAACACCGTCGCCGCCGAACGGGTACTCAGCTAAGGCTAGGTAAATATATGTTTTGCTACTGTTGTTAATATCACTTACAGCACGAGGTTTGAAGCCGTTTGCTGTGAAGTCTAATGACGTTCCGGCATCTTCCTCATTTGGAAGGTTAGGCGATAGGTTGGCGTCGACAACGTTGTAAGGGTCACGGGCATTATCAAACATCACCCAATCTTGGCTATCGTCTATATTCTTGATTAAAACGAACGCTGGTTTAAACCCGCTTGCACCATCATCCACGACAACATACGGCCCATCTGCATCGCCGTTGCCGGTGTAACTACCGATGCCGATTAGGCCGGAGGTGCGGGCGAAGGCGTAGAAGATACAGTTATTGATCCAATCGCTATTGCCGAATGAAAATACGGAACTCGTAGGTGCCGTGTTGTTCCACATGGCACGAGGTATTGCGGCACTAGTGCTTTCCAAGAACAGTGCTTTGGTTTCACCTATATCCTTATGGTAGACACCCCAAGAATACGTATTATCACGCGGCTTTCCGATAATCATCTCTGGTGCTTGACCCATACCGTGGCCAATAGTTCCACTACTGGTCGCCCCAACATTTGAATTGATGATGGCAAAGCCGTTATGGTCGGCTACGGATACCGTCGAAGAAATCGAGCCGTCAGTGTTAGCAGAACCAGCGCCACCGGCTTTAAGCATCCACATGATGCAACTCTCTGAGGCGGTATGGTTAATACCGAGAGCATTTGTTGCATCGTTACCTAACGTCACGCCACCGGCGTCGAATGTCTTTAACGTGTCAGATTCGCTTGCTTCTGCTTGGGTAAGGTTGGAACTCAGCCGGTTCCCAGCACCGCGTAGAACATCATAAATGAGATGCCTATCGGTTTGGTCACGGTTCTTCTGCCATACGAAGTCGGGAGTTACATCATTACCCCCCGCATCTGTAAAGCCAGTGACCTGAAGTCCATCCGAACCCGTTGTCGTGTAGGTGACTGCCTTGAAGTAAGCTGACGGATCGGTGATGGTGGGGGCGGGGAGGTTTTCGGTCGAAAGCTCAAGAAACCCGGTCGGCTTCGTAAAACTCCAATCCGCTTCTTCAAGCAATGTCGAGGCCGACGACGGAGTGACAATACCGAAGGCGCAAAACAGCATTTGCGTTCCAGCCGTATAGGTCATTGTTGCGTTGGTGCCGCTGCCCGGTTCATCTGATGATCGGCGTGTGCCGGAACTGTCGAACCAATAGAGCGTTGAGGCACTGTCATCCCACCAGCCGACCCAAGCCTTTCCGTCGTCGGCGTCTAGGGCCACAATCATTTGGTCGCCAGAGGCGAAGTTGTATCCGGTTGCGGTTACCGTTCCGCCGCTTGCAACCACGACTTCGGTCGGGTCAACGCCCGAACGATCATAGATGCTGCAAGAGTCAGACCCGAAGTCTGCGCCACCGGGGAACGCATTGCCAGCTGTGCCGGGTGTGAATGAGGCAACGGTTGAGATGCCAATCCCATGCGCCATCGACCCAGCCCCAAGGTCTGGCATATCGCAAGCGATGATGTATTTACCGCTAGTGACCGAAATGGTCAGTGCGGCATTCTGCCAATAACTTGCATCGTTCGCCGCCCATGAGCGGTTGCCGTTTGACAGTGTAAGTCGCCCCGCTGTCGGTTGATAGTAAAGCGGGTTTACGACGGCTCGGTTCCCATACCCATTCGTCGCATCATTGGTCGGGCTGTCGTTGGTGGCGGTGATGGTGCCGGTCTTGGTGACACTATGTGCCGTACCGGAACGGGTCAGCGTCCCCGCCGCCATGTCGGTGCCGCCAGTAATTTGCACACCGTTGGTTCCGAGTGACAGGCTAGAGGCGTCTGCAATGCTCCAACCATTCCCGACCGCTTCGCCGTAGTCGCTGATCGAAGCCGCAACACCGTCTTGATAGGTCAGTCGGGCAATCGCCAAGTCGAGATAGCCAGAAGTCGTCCACGGCTTGCGACCGATATAATGGGCTTCGGTGTGGCCGAACATACCGTTGTCGCCGGTCGGCGCATCACTGGTGTCGAATGCTGCAACAGCCGTGCCGTTCACATAGAGCGTGACCGTGTTGCCGTTGCGAATGACGACG